AGGAGTGCGTGCGATCGTTAATCTTATCCTCGCCTTCGATCTGTTCAATGAGGCGGTCCCTTTGTGCCGGCAACAATTTCCGATTGTCATCGGCCCATTCCAAAACCTCGTCTCTGAGGTCTAACAGGGATGTCTCTGGTATATCACCGTCCGCCAGCGCATCACGGGCGTTTTGGACACGCGAAGTGAATTCCTCTTCATTGAATAGCTGGGTGTCTTTGCGCTCCTTGTCGACCTTGCGATCCGCTGCCTCATCGGCGGCTATGTTATGGCTCTGGATTCTGTCTTGTAGAATGACGGCTTTGTTAAACCAAAACGCTGCTCTTCCGGGAGATAGGTTTGGGTACACATCACCATCCAAGGCATTTATGACTGCCTCCACACCTCCCTCATCATTGGCAGCATTCGCAACAGTCAGGGCCGTGCGAACCCTATATTCATCAACATCGGATCGCGCATCCTTCTTGCGCTTCTCAATAGCTTCGCGCTTGTGACCGCCCCAGGCGCCCCACCACTCGATCAAGCCGTCCAAGTCGGTAAGGATATCCGGCTCTACTTTACCGTGGCCAGCCTCTGCTGCTTCTTTGATCTTGCCGTCAATCACGATCTCCAGCTGTGCGGCGGCATAATCATTGTACCGCCCGCGCAGTGTGGTACTTAGGCCCGGCATCACGGTTGCAATACGCTTATGCGCTGCTGATACAAACCCCGCCCGAGCCGTTCTATTAGAAATCTTCGAAGCCTGTCGATTCACAAAATTATGTAAATCGGTTTCAATTCTTTTTCGCCGCGCGGCGTATGGTTCAATCTGTTGATGGGCAGGGCTCACGCCCGTTGGGACACCTTCGGCTGGTGACCAGAAGGGGTCTTGCCAATCCTCGACGTTGCTGGTGTTAACGCCCTCCCTAACTCGCGCAATTTCTCCCTCAAATGCATTGGTATTCGCCGCCTGCGTCGCGGTGCGTTCGGTTTCAATCTCCTTCGCCAGCCACCGCAACCCCTCGGTCTGCACCACCTGGCCGAAATTCTGCATCGCCACGCCCGGCGCGGCAAAGGCACCGGGGCTCGCTTGCACCGATAAGAACTGAGCGCCAGTCCGGGTTGGGAACTTTGTCTGGCGGCGATATGTCGGGACTTTCATTACCATGTCATGGTCCCGACATTGATCCGCTCAACAGCGATGCTGTTTTGGAGATACCCCCGACAAATGCTGCCCTCATCTGATACTTCCCGGCAGTGATGTAGTTCTGGGCATAAATCCGCTGGAGATCACCTTCGAGCCGCTCGTTCACGCCTTTTTCGCGCCATTCCTGCGCGCCAGCTTCCGCCGCCATCATGTCGGCCGCCTGCTGTTCGTCGAACTCCTCGGCGTTCTTTTCTGCAACCAGTCGGGCCGAACCCGTGCCTGGCGTTACACCGCCCTTCGCATAAGCGACGGTAACCCCTGACTGTAGCTCTCGAAACCTCTCTGCTGCGGCGCCCGCCTCGATCTTGGCAAGCAAGATTCTAAAATCAGCTTGGATGTTGGCAGCTTTCTCATTCCGGCGTCGAACCGCTTCGTTGAACAACGACGCCCGAGCCGAGCCTTCCGCTGCGGCCTTCGCGCCTTTCATCTGCACAATCGTGCCGAGCACCGCTGCGCCCGCCGCCACCCAAGTCATGGCTTATCCCTTCCTTATTTTTGCAAACAAAACATGGTCGGCACCGTCGGGACCGTAGGCTTTCAGCAAGCCCTCGCGTTCGAACCCCAGGAACTCCAAAAACCGCCGGGCTTTCGGAGCATCGGCACGCGCCGTCGCTTGAAGCCGACGAAACTGAAATTCGTCTGTCATCCGCGCCATATTTTCGCGGATCAATTTGACGAACATCTTTTTGTGCTTCTGTACAAGCCTGGATGGGATCACCCAGGCTTCGCCCAGGCCGTCCCAAACCGGGAAGATACCGCCCGATCCCAGCAGGTGGCCGTTTCTGATCACCGAGGTGCTGTATCCCGACGACAAATCGTGAATATGGCGAGCCAGTAGAAACCTCTTTTCCGCCTGGTTGATATCCGCCTGACTGATCAATTCCTCCGCATGTCCCGATTCGAACGGAATGGATTTGAACTCAGTCATAGGTCTGGACACGCGCGAAAATGCCAATCAACGTCATAGGTAGAGGCAAGTCCTGCTGCACAATGATGTAGCCGTCCTGATCATAACCGCTCGGCATCTCGATCTCTTTGTCGCCGGTGAAAAGCGGAACAGCTCGATCCATCGGATCGGCACCCGACCGGAAGGGTATTCGATCAAGACTGTCTATCGTCGGCCCAACCTTGGCGTTGACGCTGCGATAGAGGCGAAGGTTGATTTCGTCTATGCGCTTGATCTTGCCTTGGGCGGTGCCGTCCGTTGCGCCGGCCTCGAGCCGCATGGTTTTTAATGTCGACGAATAGTTCAATCCGACGTGAGCCTTGGTGGTAGACGCATCCAAGCTGATCGCACCCGAGGCGACTGTCTTCGCCGTGTGCATCGCGCCGTTCGTATTGATGGCGACGGCCTCGGCCTCTAGGTGCGTCAACCCGGAGAGAGATGTCGCGGCGGCGCCGGAGTATGTCAGGCCGCTATCAACAAAGAATGCGTCCTCGACATCCGAGCCGAAATCGAAGTTCTTAATATATTCGATCGTCCGTGTCGTTGAGCCGTTGACGGTTCGCTGCACGGTCAGCCACAGTTCGTCCTCGTTTGTGCCGGGAATAGTCGCGATCGATTCGACCAGGGCATGGCTTTGGCTGGTTACCGCGAGCCGTGTCGTATCGGACGATACGATGCTGAGAAACCCCGTGCCGGCGCGCGCCGTCTCCTTGATCGTGACGACGTTGGCCCCAGGGTTGGCGACGGTGAAATCCGCATGTGCGTTAACCGCCGTGAAGATATTATCAGCGGTGGTGTCGTTCGATTCGTTCGGGCGAAAGCCCAGCGAGCTCGCCGGCGCGTCGCCGCTCGACGCCTCGGAGGTGAACGTGATTGTCTCGCCGTCCGACTTGGTCAGCTTCAGCGTCGTACCCACCGCGATATTTGCGTAGTCGGTCACCGTAACCGTCGCGGCACCGCTGACGCCGCCGATGATATGGCGATGCCAACCGACAACTTCCTCCTCGCGCCGGTAGGTCATGCCGAGCAGAACGCCGTCTGACCTGATTGCCCAGACGATCGAATCCGGCTCTTGCTGATATGCAAGCTCGGTAATACCGCCTTCGGTAATGTGCTCGGCCAGAATTGTCAGATCGGGCGCGACGTAACTGTCCGTGTTGAAATTGTATACTAGCTCTCTAATTTTGCGTGAAGCGCGCTGCAAGAACAGCACTGTCGAGCCGACCTGTACCGGCTGCACATTTGCCGAACCGTGCGCGCTTTGCTGTTTAATTTGAATGTTCGTCGGCGTGATTGGATCGTCGGTGCCACCGGCGCGGACGGCGAATTCACCGCCACTGGTTCCAACCAAAAGCGATCTCGAGCTTGACAAATATCGGCACACATTGACCTGGTTCGAGCCGAGAGTATAGATCAGCGCGTCGCCGTCAGACGTGCCGGCGGTGAAATTCTCGAAATCCGCAGTGGCAGAAAAATAAAGGGTTTGTGGCTGGGCACTGGTGCCGGCCAACGTCAGCCGCTGTTCGTAGAAAGAGATCGCGCTGGGATAACCCGTCTCGGGCGAAAAAGCGCCGAGCGCCCATTCGTCATCAGCGACCAGCTTGCCGACAATCGTGAAACTCGAGCCGGCAGCTTCCGCCGCCAAATCATCAGACGGCGATACGAGCAGCGTATCTTCAGTTACCTTAACGATCAGATAGTCGCCGTTGTTCGAACTGGTGCCACTTACCGTGATGGTTATGTTGTCGAGGAAACCCTGCTTGATGAAATTCTTGGCAGTATCGACTATGCGGTCGTTGTGCTCCAGGCCAGTGGCGCTCGGGTCACCCTCGGCAAAGCTAATCGTCGACGCGGCGTAAGTAGGCTCGATCTCGGCGGTGTAGAGGTCGTTGTCCTGTACCGTTGCGGTGCAATGCGTCGTGTCCGCGACCGCCGTTATTTTGGCGTAGCCGTGGTGCAGTTTCACCAGCCGGCCGATGTCGTCCGCCGTAAATCCACCGCCGGAATTAATCCCGGTCACAGCCGAGGCGGTAATCGTCATTGATCCTGTTCGCGCGCCTGCGGTCAAAGTCGTCGTCGTCGTGTTTGCATCGAGAAACGGGCCGCGCGTAAAATCAACGTCGGCGATCGTCCAGGCAGTATGCGATGTACGCGCGATCTTCCGAACCGGATGGCTGGGATGTACGACAAACATCACATCGGCGGATTGCGTGAATTTAAGATCAGGTATTTGAGCCGTTGTGTACGTCGTCGTCACCTCGACCGCCGCCGCCGGAGACCCCGAGGTCACTTGCCCGCCATCCTTGAAGATGCGGAAGCCGTTGTTGTAAAACTCCAGTACATACGCCTGGGTGACATTGAATTGAAACGGTATCAGACGTGAAATAGCCGACGCGGATTTAGCGTCGGCGACGTAGCGCGTCCCAGGCCGGCGTGTCGCACCGCCATGCGGGTGAATTAGAAAGTTCTCCAGGGTCTCGCATCCGGAGAAGTACTTTTTCAAATCAACCCGGCCGGTTAATCGGGTCGATAGCTCTCCTGACGTGAACGCCGAGAAAGCAAAATTAGCGCGCGCCATCTTATAGCCTTGCGTTTACCAAGGTGTCTGATTGTAGCGAGCCGCTGACCGTCACGTTCTGAATGGCGCCGGGCGTGCCTTCTGTGGCATCAACAAATCGCGCTTCCGATAGCTTGGTTTCGTACAGCGAATAAAGCGTGCCGACCAGCGAGGTCGACTGCACCAGCGCGAACGCCGTGTCTGCGGCCAGCCGCGCTGCGATCGCCTCGATCAGCAGCTGATCCCATTCGTTGGTATCGGTAATGCGCGCCAGGTAGATCAAATTAAGCGTGTCTTCGTCGCAATGAATTTTGCGGCCTTCGACCCGGAAATCGACATCGAGATAATCGAGCCGCAGAACGCGCAAGCAATAGGGATCGGTCGGCAAGGTGTACTGATTCGTAAATCCAAATGTCGGGGCATCGGCGTCTTTTGCCAGCGTCCGGCGAGTGATTAGGCAGTTCCATGGATGGGATCGGCACACGGCATCGCGGACATAATCGAAACGCTGGTTCGTCACGCGCGCCGGCTTTGAATCCTCGGTTCGCGCTATGATGTTGCTGGCGCCTATCATGTTGAGCGCGGAATTTATGATATCGACTTCACTCGCCATCTGGCTCTCCTAGAAAAATAAGCAAAACAATTCGATTGCCCTCATGCGGCAAGACGCGATGCAACTGATCGCTGGTATAGATCAGCGCGTCGAGGTAGTGCGTGCGATATTCCTCAAACGGATCGTTGAACTGAAACTCGCCGCCGACGAACTCACTCGGCGGTGTCAACCCGACCGACGCCGACATTCGGCACCACGGCATGTGATGTGTATCGCCGGTGTCAAAGTGCCAGTCGTGGCCGCCGGAATTACGCTCGATCGTCGCGTAGCTCTTTGGTGTGACCGCCGCGCCGCGCGGCAGCATCTCGACAACAATCTTGGGAATGCTGCCGGCATCGAGCGGTAAGCGTCCCAATGCGCCGGCGAGCTCCCTAGCCTCTGCCGGCGAGAAAATATTCTGTATTCTCTTTCGCAAAGTCGATGGGGAGAGGCGCCAAGTGCCCCTCCCCAACTCCTTAGTTAGTCAACGATGTAGGTAATCAAGAACGAGAGGTCGCCGGCTGTATCGCCAGCAGCGTCGGTCTCGATGCCGATGAGATAGTGGCCTCCGGGATCGGTGCTGTCGCCAGCATCTTCCCAGACGCGCTGCCCCATAACATTGACGTTCCTGGCCTCGAACGCAACTTCCGTTCCTACGAGCACAGCGGCTCTCAGGACGGTCGAAGCCGAGCAGTAAGCGTCAACATCTTTTGCCGTAACATTTCCATCGGCCGTATAGAGACCGACATGCATTGTCAC